GCTTGTATGTTGTTTATAGAATTACCTAGATTGTCTTCATTGTATAATTTTACAAATTCCAGGGAATCCATCTCTTTATTCGGATTAAGTACGAGATTATTTATTTCTTCGAGTGCTTCTTCAGGTATGTTGATCTGTTTTAAATTCATCAATTGTTTGTTGATGTGAAGTTGCCTTTCAAAGGCTAATATAGCTGAGTGTAGCTTTTTATTCTCTTTTTTACACTTTTCTAATATCTCGTCTAAGCTCACCTCGTCTTCGCCAGACAATTCAGGAAATAGCTTGATCAATGTCTTAGCGCCTAATCCTTTGACTCCAGGAACGTTGTCTCCGCTGTCCCCAAGCAGAATTTTCTGCGTTAAGAAGTTTTGAGAAGTTACTCCGTACTCGTTTAGCACCATCTTTTGATCGTAGAACTTCTTTTTGGTCGGTGAGAATATAGTTACTCTATCTGAGACAAGTTGTAAGTAGTCTCTATCAGAGGAAGCAATCCATACTTTACCATCTATAGTCTGCGCTAAGTGACCAATAACGTCATCAGCTTCTATTTTATCGATAACAAGCAAATCGATTGGCAACAGTTTGAGATACTCTACTAATCTCACTAGTTGAGCCTTCATTGATTCAGACTCTTCTTCGTGATTTTCGTAGGCATCCCAATTTGTTACTCTTGTGTGGCCTCTATTTGCTTTGTATTCTGGATAAAGATACTTCTTGTTTGTAGAATTACCCTGTCCATCGAAAACTACTATGACTCTAGTGGGTTTAACGAGATTCATCATATAAGATAGCGATCTTAAGAATCCCGTCAATCCACCGATTGGGTTTCCAGAGATATTTATGTGTCTTATTACGGCGAAACATCTTAAAAATGTATTCAATCCATCAAGAATTAGAACTCTGCTGTTTACTGATAGATCTAACTTCTCGTCTTTTAGAGAGTCAAAAATATCTTGGAAATCTTTTTTCATAATTTTTTTAGTCTTCGTTATCAAATATATCTGCCTTAATTGTAGAATCTTCTACCTCTTCTACTACTTCGAATGGTCCGTTACCAAGTACCTGACTCCATTCGTCAGCGTGTGCTAATTTGTATTTGTCTAATTCTTTCTTATCGTCAAAAATAAATCCGTGTACAGTCATAATAACTTTTGTTACTGCTGTAACTCCTGTTACGTGATTCTTATCGCAACTTATTTTTGTACGCTTAGCAAATTCTACTTCTTTGCCGCCTTTGGTCGCTTTGATCTTATTAGTTCCAGAAGATGCAATATTTCCAAAAGTGATAACAAGAGAAGCATCGAAGTACATTGTATTTCCTCCTTTGTTGCACAATTTGGGTTGACTCATAATGGTCTCGGGTTTTGCAACCCAAACCTTATTGATGGCAACCATGGTGTTTGTGTACTGTTGGCTTTCTTTTCTGGATAAAATAACTCTTTGATTAATAAAGTTACCAAACTGCTGACTCATCGCGCCAGCATTCCATTCGTTATTATTTGTAGATTTCTCTAAACTCATTCTGCAAGGAATAGATCCAACCGAATCCCAGAAGAAACACAAATCATAAGGCAGATTGCCCCTCTTTTGTTCGTCTACAATATCTGCAATAAATGCTGATACGTCTTCTATGCAGTTTAATTTTTCTCTATCGACAAATATAAAGAATCCATTGTAGTCAGATACTACGCCATCGCTATCCGCAACTTCATTAAATTGAAGTCCCATTTGTCTTGCGTGGTCCCATGACCATTTCATTTCTGTAATAATAAAAACAGGTAAAATACCCATTTTTTGTGCTGACACTGCAGCCTCTAATAGTGCCGTGGTTTTTCCTGTATCGGAGTGACCTCTTAATAGAGTGATATGTCCAACTGGAATCCCTGGTATTTGTAGAGCGTCTTGAAACGCTGTAGATAGCGGGATCCACTTTTGATCCTTGAATTTAACAGATGTAGAACTCAAGTTTTTGGACTTTTTGAAACTATCTAAATTGAAATTTCCCTTGATTGCTTGGGACACAGTTGCATTTACTGTTTTTGTTGCTTTTGCCATAAACTTGTTTTAAAAAAGCCCCTCTAAATTAATAGAGGGGACTTAGTGAGTGGTTTACAAATCTCCGAATAAATCATCGATTTTAGAATCGATATTGGATTTTTGCGTATTTAGAGAGTACTTTGCTGCTGAAGGAGCTGGTGTTTGCCAAGGCAAGTCGCCAACGTCTTCTTTCTCTTCTACAGAATCAGCTTGTTGTTTGATCTCTTCCTCAGGATGAAGGTGAGACAACAGCGCAGCTTTCATTTCTTCGTAAGAGAAACGCTTGAACAGAGTCATTGGATCGGGTTGAGTTTCCAACCACAATTTTACTTTGTCAGCATCTTCAGAAAGTGGGGTGATTTTGGTTCTAACACGAACGGTAGATGTGTTGTACATCAATCCTGTTGTTTCCTTTCCAGAAGTTTCGACAGTGATGTCTCTGCCCTGAATAGGATCTGTGTAGTCTCCAACGTCTTCGTCTTCTACGAGAGAAAGCAAATCCATGTAAACTTGTTTACCAAATTCCCAAAGTCTAACGCCTTTGTCCTCTTCGCCTCTTACGATAACGGGGACAAATACTCTCAATTTTGGTTCCAATTTTTTTGCAAGAGACCAATTTTCTTTTTCGCTAGATTTTCTCAAACCTTGTGCAAATTCGATGATTGGATCTTTTTCACCAAAGGTGCTTGGAGACACCATCATTTTGTTCCCGATTCCGTAGTGAATGAATACTTCCCTGAAAGGATTCTGCCTTGTATAAGCAGATGGAACGATTCTAATTGAATGCTTACCTACGGTAGGCTTCCAAATTGTTAGGCTAAAGTCCTTCTTTTGCCCGCCGCGTGGATTTTGTAACGCAGCTAACCTGTTTTTTAAACTCGATAAATCCATAACTTGACTGTTTTTTTAAATATATAACTGTTTATTGAATAAAAAAAATTCAATTATACGGTGACAATTTTATGTATCAGCGTATTTAATTTTCTCAAATTGGAATCTTGTGTCAAAAGGACACTGTTTTGATATTCTTTCCAAGGTATTGGAAATGTAGGATCTAAAACTCCGTTGTTGATCGACTTGATCAATATGTTCAACGCATTGATTGTGTAGAGAGTGTTGCTTTCCTTTTTTCTGTGTAAAAGGATTGTATTTGGTAGGATTCTAGTTTCCTTGTCTTCTGGTTCGATGTTGTACGTGCAAAGATATTCGTCTGATTCTGGAGAAGAAAGGACAAATATTTTACCGTAAAGTATTTTGTACTCTTTATTGATTTCTGCCAGTTTGTCTTCTATTTCATTTTTTGGAGAAAAAGTACAAAAAAGTTTGTTTGACATGTCTAGTTGGTGTAAGTATAGTATTTCTTCCATAACCTGTATTTCCTTTTATAAATATGCGATTTTTACTAGAAAGAATAATCTTTCCCGTATTTGTGTTTAACAATCATATCTCCTTGTTGGAGTATGTTTTTTATATCGATTAGTGTTTGTTTGCCATCTTCAGCAGAAAAATCAAAAAGAAAAGAATCATAAGTTATCAGTATTAATTCCGATTGTTTATCTTTTAAATAGTCTTGCAGCTTCTCTATCTTTTCTACATTCTCTTTCGTTTCCATGTTTTGAACTATGTAGTTGAATAGCTGCAGCTTGTTTAGCCCCTGTGTTTTCTTTATTGTCCTCCCTGTCGGCAAGACTACTGCTCCAAATGTATTGTATTTTTTCCATTCCGTTTCAATATAATTACTCAGTGAAGCAAAAAAAGGAATTTCTTTGTATTGCTCTTCTATTCCTCCATACAGTTGTTTGAAAGTAATCTCTTTGGCCTTTTTGTATTCAGCCTCTGATAGAACTTCAGTATTGAAATATTGTTTGCCTAAAATGACATGAGGAGGTTTCTCGTCCCAAGTATATCCTGTAAGTTTAGCAATTAATCTTAAGTGGTAAGAGTCGAAATCAAATTCAACAAGTAAATCTTTTTTTGGAATAAAACACTTTCTATGATCTTGATCTTTTGGTATAGCAAGGAAGTTAACTCCATTAAAAGCATTTGTTGGTCTGCCAGTAACATTATACAAATTGTAAGATCCATATAGCAATTGGTTTTTTATTGAAAAATTTTTATTATTTGGTTTATAATACTTATCGAATAGATGCATATCTATCGCTATTCCATTCTCTTCTACTTTTTTATACGCATCGATCAATCTATTTTGCATCTCTACATCTGTCTCTAACTCCAGAAGATGCAGGAGCTTATTTAGCAAGCATTCGCATTTTTCATAATGTTTGCTTATTGGAATTATTCTATTTAAATTGGGATCTTCTGGATGCTTCTGGTAGAAATCTCTGTGTACTATCGTATTGCAATCGAACTCTTCGAACTTTCCGCTTTGATTCATATTGATGAATTGCAGATCTATGTAGTTTTTTGTATTTAGAAAATACGAATGGTATTTTTTATCTAATACGTAAACTTTACTGTGTTGACTTATAAAGGTTTCTATTTTATCTAGTTCTAAGTGAAAACCTTCAGAGTGATTCACAACAAAAATATAACCTTTTTTAAAGTCGTTATAGTATATAAGCGAGAGAGACGTTAGTTTGGGGTGGTAACTATCGTTGAGACATATCGCCTGAATAAAACAGGAGTCGCTTGGCGACATTTGAGACAGCTGATCGATATGTTCTACAACAAAATACATAACCTTTTAATTTAAATCCAAAATAATCTATACCGCTTAAAATAAAAAATTTATCTATTCTGTGGGTTTAGAATATTTTGCGTAGTCTTCTCCAATAAATTCTTTTATTCCAAGAAATGTTTTATTCGCGTTTTCTATCAATCGCTTATTCGTGTCTATTATGCCTGCTCTAATATTGTATTCTGACACAACTTTTCTATTTAGTGGTCCTGTTAACTTCCAAAATATCTCTAAAATTTGCCAAAAAGAAACATCGTATGGCACCGTTCCATTTTGTATCATAGCATATTCGAAAGGGGATATTTCTATTACATATCCTGGGGAATTAACTTTTTTCGTAAAGTATCTTATTATATACCCTTTTTTGTAATCGTCTTCTATTAATTTTAGATGATATGGAGTAGGTTGATCTTTTAATTGATTTTCAGTTAGAAATGCTATATTGGATTTTGTGTTATTTTCCAATCTAGATTTCGCATCATTTGGTAAATTTGATACTTCTTCATTGAAAACGCTTGTTGGAACGGGTATTTTTTGGAGAAGTTGGTTTGAGCCAACTATTGGATTTGCGCCTGTAAAAGCTTTCCCGTCAAAAGTAGTATAATACTTCCCAGTATACGGCTGTCCATTTAAAGAATACTCTTGTCCATTAGAATTTTGATCAGCTTTTATTTTCGATAGAGGATAATATCTTATTGCCATATTAATTTATTTTTATATAGTGCAAGTCTTTTATTTAGTTGTATCGTAAGTAAAACGTCAAGATTAATTAACTAATTATGCTTTGTACGTCTTGTAGTACAGTCCTTTTAGAAATATTTCAATATACTCTTGTACGCAGCTTCAAACGATGTCTTGTATCTAAGTCTTAGATCTTCCCAGCTTGTCACTCTTCTAGCGCCTCTACTTCCGTTTAGGTATGGCGCTTTATCGATGCTTCCGAACGTATCAATTTGCTGCTTCCATAACCGTTCTACAACACCGTCGCCTCCTAGCCATTCTTTATAGTATGTCTCTGCAAATTCATTAGCGTTTCTTACTTTATCAAACCCTTTTTTCACATATTTTGCTTTCTGAAATGCAAGAAATGAATCGAGATCTTTAAATGTTACAAACGATTTAAAGGTGTCAGTACCCCCTTCTGGGAGCAACACATATCCATCCATATATGTTGGATCATAGGCCCACCTACCGTCTGTCAAATCAACTCCACCTAAATTCCAATTAAACCCTACAAAGCCCTGTTCATTTAGAATGCTAGCCATCGCGGATTTAGCCGCATTTAATCCTACCAATGTAGTTAACTTCTGCGCTAATGCTTTCCTATCATTTTCTACTATTTCTGTCTTTTTATATCTCCTACATAGATCCTTGCCTCTCCAACTTGGAGGTACTATTGGTCTACCTACTATATTTGTAGAAGTTTCATCGAAATTTTCACAACGATTAGCTCCCGATGTATCTCTAGATGTTCCTACGAACGTATTAGCAGGGCCTTGCGTTAATGCGTTTCTATTTAAACCTGCAACGTTTCTAAAATCTTGAGAATCTTTTAAATATATCATGTTTGCTCTTAGATTCGTTAACCATTGACTGTCTTGAAGACTATGATCAACTCCTACAACCACAAAACCCACTCTTTTGCCGGCAGGTATTGCTCCGTTGCTTAAAACAGCTTGTCTAGTGTATGCGTATGGCAACAGTTGTTCTGGCAGAGTGAAAGCGTGTCCCATATAAAATCCAGATATACCTTCAAAAGTTAAATTGACAGATACTGGTATCATCGCTGAGGATTTTGTGGCTGGATTTATAGACTTTCTTTTATTCATCCTATCTATGTAATAGTTCGTCGCTTGAGACACGTCGTCTACCGAAGGACTAGTTGATGAGAATATAGATTTTACGAATTCATTAAAAAATAAAGCATTGTTTATTTCATTATTAGTTTTTATGCCGTTTTCATCTGCTATTTCTAAAGCTTGTTTTTTATATCTATCGATAAAATTAGCATTGTATACTCCAAAAGGCGTAGCGTCTTTGCCCGCTGTTGATTTACTTTTTGAGTTAGCAGATATTGCTAGCATATTAGATAATTTGCTGTTAACTTCTGTTTTTATAGATAGAGATTTAGCTATGCTATATTTTCCAAAAACCGGTAATTCAGAAGTTGTTTCGAACGCAGTAGTATCTGTGAGAGGTATATAACTTTCTCCCGCTTGCAGAGGACGAACTTGATCGTCTGTAATATACATGCAATTAGATTGATCGTTATACGCTAATCTAAAGAAATTTATGTCGCCTAAACTTTTACCCATGTCTGATATTAACTGCTGTAAAAAAGGTTTCAAATAAATGCTTTCAGATTCGTCTTCTTTTCCAAATTTTTTACATAAATCTAATATGTAATCTATATTAACTAGTGTATTTAAAAAATATCCAACATACGCGGCTTCTCCTGAGGAATTGGTTGCGTCTTTAAAAGCTGGTAAATCGGCTGACAAAGTGTCTTGTTGTTCTGGCTTAAATAATCCTCCTTGCCCTAATTTATTTAATATGTTATCTATCACTGTCGGAACGGTAGATTCGTCTTCTATTCCGCTAACAGCGCCTGCAAACAATTTCAAATATTCATCGTTCGTGCATCTAAATTCTATTAAAAACTTATACGGATCTGTTGAGAGTTGGGCTGGCTCTGTTAAACACGTGTTTGTCAACCTATTGAAGTCCAAATACATTATTGGAAACTGCTCTTTTGGAGACATCTCTCCATTTTTTTTATCAGGACTATCATACAACAAACACATTTGATTTATGGCAAAAAGCAATAGACTTAATCTTATATAAACCGGACGTCCTATTTTTACATCTTTCACCAAACTGTTAATGGGCTCAAATGGTGGAAGCGTTGAAGTAAACATTTTATAAAAATCGTGTTGAGGAATGTTATCAACTTGATCTTTACTATAATTTGGTCTGGACATCAGATTGTGATTAAATCCGTAAGACGCAAATGAATATATTGTTTTTTGTCTTTGACTGTAACCAGATATATTATCTAAATTGGTTATTTTCCATTTGTCAGGAAGTTTGCTGCCTTTTGAATTGGAAAACTCTTTCAATACTTCAACTGGTATAAATCCTTTAGAAAGTAATTTATATATGAAATCGTTCTCTTCTAAATCAACTACTTTTGTTCTATTGCCTTGTAAAGATATGGTTTTATTTATTGAATGTATTTGTATCGCTCTTAAGAAATACTCCAAATTAGAATGATATTTTGTGGCTTCGTCTGCTGTCACTTCGTCAACTTTTAGGTCTGCTGGAGGTTCTTCTTTTGGAGGAACTACTATTGCGCCAGCAGCTGCCGCTGCATCATCAGCTATCTGTTGTTTTTGAATTTTTTCAAATTCTGCGGTGGCCAATGCATCTGCGGTTCCCGGCTTTAATTTAACGGATTTTATTATGTCTGGATCGTATGCGATTAACTTCACCGAGACTAACGCGTCTACCTGAACATTACGTTCTGTTACTTCAACTCCTGAGGGACCTACAAAAGTTCTATCGCCTATTACAGGTATTTTCACTGTCCAAGAATAAGATATTCTAGCCGAATTACTTTCAACAGATTGTTTCGATGTAGAGTTTTTGTATTGAGTTCCCTTGTTATTTCCGTTTTTAGATACAGTTATCGTGTCTGCGCTATTTACGTTTTGACGAAGCGAAACAAACGTATTTCCTCCATCTTTTTTAATATCTAAAGACAACACATTAGGCTGTCCCGGATATTCTTCTCCACGAGACGATATGGTAGCGAGTACTTGTTCGATTGCCGCAGTTAATTCTCCTTTGCTATTGTCGCCAAAAATTCGACCTTTACCATTAACTACTTGGAAGTTTTTTATAGTGTTTTTTAAATCTCCATATACTTGTATACTGTATCCGAAATTTTTTCCGTTTGAAGTATAAAATCCGTACAAATAAAGTGAGTTTTCTTCAGAACTTATAATGTTGGTTGTAGGATCTGATCTGCTCCAATTGAAATTACTTATAAAAGCGTTTCCTTCATCTTTTAGTCTGATTCCGTCTTTAGCGTTCTCAAATATGCTCTTAAGCAATTTGCCATTTAATATTATCGCATCATAACTGCTTTCATTTTTAGGATCTAATTCTTTGGTATCCACTGTATCTGCTATAAAAAAACCTCTATCTAAATAATATAAACCCTTATTGAGAACAATTCCTGTGGTTTTATTCTCGGTTCTTTCTATTGAAACGAAAGCGCCAGCGGTTCCTTGAGATCCTTTAATCGCTCCGTGTTCATCGATTTTTTCAGCGCTATCGTAAAGACCATTCCACTTTTCTATATCTTTGTATCCTGACGAGATGATAGTGCGAATGGGTTTTCCAGATATATTCTTTACGGCATCTGAGGCTTCTATAGATTTTTTAAGAGCGTCTTCTTTTTCTTTCTCTATTCTCGCTCGGTCATCGGCATTTTTCTGTACTGCGTATTGATTTCGTCTCAGCCATTCTTCGTTAGCTTTTTGTTTTGCGTCTGCATTAATTTTTTGAACGAGAACACCAAGTTCAGCTTTTATATCTTCTGAAAGATTTTTTGATTGATTTATTTTTATTGAATCTGCAAGACCTCCCAGTGCTATTAGTTTTAGTGTACAATCGAATCCTCCTTCTTTATTTAAATCGAAAGTAAAGTTGGTACACATTGCCAACATTCCATCGTAGTTTCCATTGGTGTCTTCTACACCTTGTGCTATCTGTCTAGC